TGGCACCTGCCCTTGTAGTATTTCCAAAGTTCTTTATTTGTTTAGCAATAGACTCAGCACGTTCACCGCTTATAGAAGCTCCCATAGCTAATTCTTGCGCTCTCTTTGCAGCGTTTAAAGGAATACTTTTAATGAGGTCAACTTGATCACGTTGCCACTTTTGCGCTTCAGCAAAGGTTACACTATCAGCAGCACTTCTTTTCATTGCTGCTTTTATTCTTATACCCTGTGATGCAAAGGTTCTTTTATTCCATTTATTAACATCTATAAATATTCCATCAGCTACACTCTTGGCCCATGGGCCTAACAGCTCTGAATACTGCTCTAACTGTTTACCTAGTAATAATGGATTAGTAATTTCACCATCAACGGTTAATGAGTCTACCAATGAGTTGACAGCCGTTGAAATTTTATTCAACGCTCTCTCATATCGCTTCTCAAAGCGGTCAAACTTTGCAAAGCTCTTTTTTCTTGTTGGTAGTCTATCAAGCCAGTTCATTGTCAGGTATCTCTGGAGGTTCAGGAACTTTATTTTCATTTATTTGAATTATTGCATCAGTTATGTTATCAAACATGCCTGTTACTTCAGCCAATTGTTTTAATTCCTTTAATGCAATAGTATCATCAATGACACCGGAATCATATGCTGTCATTATTGTAATTGTTTTTGAGGCTGCAATTTCTGACTTTTCTTTTTCATCCATTTCCTTCATAGAGGTAAAACCAAATGCTAAGTCTTCAGGTGGCTCTTTTCCAAATGTTGTCCAATGCATTATTTTTAATAGCCTTGTTAGAGGCTCTCTCAGGTGAGACTCTTGTTCAGTCAAAATGCCATCATTATATATTGTTAAATCTGATTCACCAGTAGCATTTAAACCACCTGGAGATTCTCCAAATAATCTAACCATTGGGGTTTTTGATGCGCCTGCTACCTGTTTACCATTTGCCATTAGTACTTCTTCCAAGCCAGCAAATGAATATCTATGAGCAGCAAACTCATCTTCTTTATCAATTAAAGTAATGCCCTCAGTACTCTGAAGATAACCCATGTAATGAAACATTTTTATTAAGGCTTTTTCACCATCACCACCTTGAGATAATATATCCCTCAGGCCATCAACTTTAATAGTTCTTAAATAAGCTTTACTAATTAATGAATTAATACTGGCTGATGTTGTATCAAAGCCGACAATAGGAGCTTCCAAGCGTTCAATCAAAGACGCTCCCCAAAATTCTTCTTCAATCTCTTGAACTTTGGCTAGCTTTATTCCGATATGCCTTATGACTCTGGTATAATGATATTTGATATTTGAATTTAGCACCTTGTAATATTTGGGAAGGCCATGATAAATTCCACCGTCATCAACAAGGTCTTGAGTTGAAGGACTTATGTCAAATCGGTCATATACAATCAATCCTTTAAACTGATCTTTAGTTATTGTTTCTATCTTTAAAGGTGTCTCAGGCTTCTGGCCATTTATTTCTATAGCTGCAATACTTCCACCAAACAGCCTGCCCCATATAATGTTTTCCTTTAACTTAGTCCACACACCCAACTCTGAAAATTTATTATTAATTAATGTTATATCTCCAGGGTCAATTTCCCCTTTGATATCAATTCCTTTTTTAACCATGTCCTCAGCAGTAGTGTCAATAGACGCTCCAGTCAGCCATGAAGCTCTATGCATATTGGAAAGCTTTTCTCTATTCCTACTCAACCCACCTCTGGCATAACTATATTTGGATATTTGGTTATCTGCTCCTATACCTATCTTGGAAACTAAGTTGATGAACCCATCACCAGTTCTAACATTTTTATTTACAACATCCATTATCATAATAAATTACTCCAATCAGTAACTTTTTCTGCGGAAACAATCATATCATTAATGGCATCGACCAAAGGGTCAATGTCATCGTCAAAGGCATGAGTATCATCGGCTGTAAATTCTTCACATACATTTAAAAAGTCATCAACCCAATCAGCATTCTCTGGTAAATGCACATAACCTGATTCAATATAACCAAGTACATCATTCACCCTTTCATATCTTGACTTACTTGTGCGCTCAATTCCCTCAATAGGAATTTTAGCTTTTCTTTTTATACCCTGTATTAAACCAATGCCAGAAGCTTTATCCTCAACGGCCACTTTCCGAAGTTTGCCAAATATAACTGAATCCCTTTTCTTACATTTATTCCAAAAGTCTTTGAGCCGTTGTTCAAGGTCTGGGACTTCCAATTTCTTTTTAAATCTATCTAATACATAAATACCTTCTTTACCTTTACCAACCTCAAGGAAAACATTAAAGTCATTTTCCTCTCCATCCTTTAAAGCGGTATCAACATATATTTTTCTATACTTTAATGCAGGTATTTTATCATACCTTGGAAAGTACTTCCCTTTTATTATCTCTCCACCCTCAATGATTGGGTTCGCTTGGTATAAAGATAACCATGAAGCAGATGAAAGAACCTTTTTTCTGGCCATTAAAAATTCAAGGCTTTTAAGTTCTGGAAACAATGGTTCACCTTTATCCCTGTTTTCTTCATCCTCAATGGCGATGGCTGGGTAAGATAATGTTTTAACATTTGGAAAATTGTCTCTCATAAAACCGGCAACGTCATCGACTGCCCAACGTGTTTGGATATTAATTAATCCAGCATTTTCAGAAAACCTAGTAAAGAAGTCATCAGTTAACCAATCGATCGTTTTTAATTTTACGGTTTTACTTCTGGCCTCAGCCCTGCCCTTGGTGGCATCATCCATTAAACCAATGTCCAAGCTCTCACCTGTTATACCACCCATGACAGTTGTATTTCTGAATGAACCTTCATTACCTACAAACTCAATTATTTCTGTATTCCTTAGATAGTTTGAATCTACTAGGCCAAGCTTCCTACTTTGTTTTATATAAGTGTCAGGGAATATTGCCTGATACATCTCACTATCATATATTCTCTGGCTTCTTAAATTTGCACGTGTGCCCAGTCTGTCTGAGTATGATGCAAAGATACTTCTCAGGTTTGGATCTTTTCCTGCAATCCAAGTACATAGGTCAATCACCTGTAATGACTTGCCATGCTGCGGTGGAGCTTCCAAAATTAATACAGGTCTTAGCCCTGCAACAAAGTCATAATAGAATTGTTGAAGATGCCCAGCAACTTCTTTTTGCCACCAGCCCTCAGTCATAGTAGGATTGACGAGCTTTCTATAAACCCAAAAGTCATTCCTTGCTACTCTGATCCAATGTTGCTCAATAAGGTCTAGATCATTTAATGAAATTTTTAAGGCCACGTTTTTCAATTTGGGCTTCTAACTCCTCATCGGTTAATTCTTTATTGGGTGACATTGTACCCTCTGGGCTTTCAATTTCTCTCTTCTCAGCCAGCCCAAGTTCCCTTGCAATAATGTTGGCGTTTAATAAACCAGCAGCAGCACCAGACAACTTTTGTTCAAATATCACCTTGCCAATAAATTCACAGTTCTCTTTATAGTCAGCATGCTTTTTATAGTTGGCCCATGTATCATCACTGATTCTTAAAAATATGCACAAGCCTTGAATCGTCATCGCATGCATCTTTTTTATATCTATGGTTGATGGAGAGCCATCGCATTGAGTCAATCGTTCTTCTTTGAGAGGATTTTTTTCTATCCAATTCCAATATTCTTCTGCACCAGCAAGCAAGGTGGCAGGGGTGAATGCTTTGCTCCTACCATGTTTGGTTCTTTGCTTCCAAAGTTGATCACCTGCTTTCAATACCATGCTGATTCCTAAAAAATAGTTTATTATGTTTATAGTTATTAACGAATTAATAAGCACAAGGCAAGTTTTATTTGCATCTTTTTTAAAATACTTTTAGACTCTTGCTTAGCCTCGGCCAAGTCGTGTGATCTATAGACTCCTAAATAAATACTTTTCTCTTTTCTCTAACTATTATTATTAAATCTTTTATAGTATAAGTCACTAGACCTCACACATTCTGAGCAAGAGTCTTTATTTCACCTTTCACTGGTAAGCGTGCGTAATTACTTTTAAAATAAAACTCTTGCTATTCTTTTTAAAAAATAGGATAATTCCTCTATAATTTAAAAGAAAGGATGCAATATGGAAAAGGAAAATTGGAATGAACTTTACGATCAAGGCTATAGCACAAGACATATTGCGAAGATGGTAGGTGCTGGTCAAACAACTGTTAACAGGCATTTAAAATCCATTGGCACAAAAATGAGACCAAGAGGTGATGGTGGGTTAGGTGGGGGTGGCACTTATCGGAGGCTAACCAAATGTACCAAAACAGGGCAGTTTTTCAAAACTATCAATGAGGCCGCTGTTTTTTGCGATATGAGAAATGACCTTCTTTTAGATATGCTTGATGGTAAAAATCCAAATACTACCTCAATGAAGTTGGCTTAAACAAAAAGCTTGCGTAATTTTCGGAAAAGTAGGAAAATAGGTTTTTATTTTAAAGGAGTAAAGAGAATGCATACAATTAAATATGGAGTACGAATGTAACCCTGACAGGGTGAAATGTTAAAAGTAACACCCCCATTGATGCAGGGGCATTGACCCCTGCTTATTTTAAAAAGGAGAAATGAGAAATGGAAATCAACATGAATAATATCGTTTCAAAACTTCCCCTCAGAGACATTGATGAAAACAATATTGGAGATATCATTAAATCTTTTGCATCTGAACTTGCCAATGCCGTTGCTATGCCAAGTATCAAAAAAACCACAAAAGGATCATATGCACATCCTAATGATATAGAATTTAAAAGAATTAAAATTGAGATGTTAATAGAAATATAAGGAGATAGAAATGAAGCCAAAAATATTTATAACCCAAGTACCCCATAAAAGGGTTGGCCAGCAATTTGTTCCAGTTGTGAATATTGCACCAGCAGCCGAACATGGAGAGGTCATCACGATGATGCCACCATCAGCCCCATTCTTTGCCACCACAGACTTAATTGAACAACTCAGGGTACATTTAAAAGATTATAATTATAAGCGTGGTGATGCTCTCATTGCCTTGGGTGACCCTGCGGTGATTGCTGCTGCTGCTGCGGTATTGGGTAAAGACCACGGTGAGTTTAGAATATTGAAATGGGATAGGACAGTTAGCAAGTATCTCCCAGCGAGTATAAAAGTATGAGCCAACTAGATACCAAAATTAAAAAGTTTAAAGGCAAGCCAAAATATTTATATGTAGGCACTAACCAGAAGGTGGCCTTGATGGAAAAGTTTCCAATGATTGATAAAAACTTCCAACTTGGGATAGGTGATAGAAAGTATGAAGGGTTGGAAGTCATTTTAGTTTGCAAACAAAGTTTTCTTGAAGTTGGATAATAGAAAGGAGAAATGAATGTATGAAGTGGCAATTTACCTTATATATTTTATAAAGAAAGGATAAGTATGATAAGTTTAAATGAGATGTCCAAGTTGGCTAAAGCATTATTGGAGGCTGATGAAAATGTTGACAAGGTTACTAAGCAGTTAAAGAAAGCGAGTGAGGCTGCCAGAGTATTACGTGAGGAAACAATTCCAAATGCGATGCATGAGCTGGAACTGGAGAAACTCAAACTTAATACAGGGCAGGAAATATCAATCAAACAGGAAGTTTACTGTTCAATACCAAAAGCGAATAAAGAGGCTTGCTTTAAATGGTTGATCAAAAATAAGTTTGGTGGATTAATTAAAGTAGCCTTGGGGGTGAAGTTTGGTGTTAAAGAAATGGTGAAGGCCAAGAAACTTTTCTTGGAGTTACAAAAGGCTGGTCTCAGCCCAGACTTTGGGCAGACCATTCACGCATCTACTCTTAAAGCATTTTTAAAAGATGAGATGGCAAAGGGTACAAAATTACCAATGGACCTATTTGGCGCAAGGCCAGTATGGGTTGCTAAAATTAAATAATGTATAACAATAGCAAAGAAAGGAAATGTTATGTCACTCAAAGAATTAATCAGGTCATCACTTTTAATATTTCAGCGTACCCACGGATGCCTTCCCCAGTATGTATGTTTGGGTAAAGACAATTACAAAACATTGAATGCAGATAAACCTGAGATGGGCTATATCACGATCACCACCCGCACACATTACACCACCCAGATACGTTTTGAATGTATGAGTGGTAATATAATTAAAACCTTGGATACACATTGGAATGATGGGGTGGCTGAGTTGGCAGCTGCAAAAAAGAAGTGGAACAAAGATAGGCACGATTTCAAACTCAAACTTGCAAAATTATCAAAGCTTGTTTATGATGCTGAGACGATGGAAGAATTTAAACGTGCCAAAACGAATTACAACGGTGAAGCCACATTAGTAATGCTTGAAGGAATTTAATAATTGAGGTAGTGGAAAAAGAGGATGGTGTTGAGTATAAATATTAATTAATTGGAGGAATGAACAATGGCAAGAGAAACAGCAGCAGCAAAGAAAAAAAGGTTGGCCGCTGAAACAAAAGCGTTGGCAAAAAAGAAAAGCAGCGTACCAGCAAAGGCAATGGACTTCTCAGCCGATGCTGGCAAGGGTAATGAAGGGGCTGACAAGGATTGTTTTGCAATTCCATATTTGTCTGTTTTACAGAAGATGAGCCCACAGTGCGATGAGGTTGTAGGTGCCAAGGCCGGAATGCTTATTAATACGATCACCAATGAGCTGTTCGATGAAGTGTTAATTATTCCCTGCGCATTTCAAAGACGGTTCTTGAGGTTTGTACCCCGTGATGCTGGTGGTGGGTATAAAGGTGATTACAGTCCTATTGATATTGAGCTTGGAAAAATTAAAGGTGTTGAGCTCAACGATGATGGCTTTATGGTAATTGAAGGGGATGACCTTGTTGATACCAGAAAACATTTTGTGTTGGTTAAGTCCAAAACCGGAAATTGGTTCCCTGCTTTATTTTCTTTAAGTGGAACAAAAGTTAAAAAGTCAAAATCCTGGATGGCTTTAATTAATGGGCTTGAGTTGAAGACAGTTAATGGCAGACCATACACCCCACCTTCATACAGTCACATATATAGTGTGGCTACAGTTAAAGAGGAAAATGACAAGGGCAAATGGTTCAATGTAGCCATTATGTTGGAAGAGGTCATTTCTGATGCAGTGCTTTATGCAAAGGCAAAAGCTTTTAACAAAGCATCTGTGGCGGGTGACGTGGAAGAGAATGAACCTGAATCCCAGACTCCTGGAAGTAGTGATATTGATGATGATGATGTTGGTTTCTAAATAGTTAATAGGGGGGAGCAAGTCACTAGAAGCCAAAAGCCAGTTATGTTGGGCATGATTCCTAGGATTGCA